CGGCTCCCCGAGCAGGGCAGCGATCTTCGATGCCTGGACCGCGATGTCGTCGCGCTCTACCTCGCATCGGTCGGCGCGGGAGAGGGCTTCCAGCAGCTCCTTGTCCGCCTTGATGTGGATGCCGGACAGGCTCACCTCGACGGTCTTGTCGGTCTGGGTGCCGACGTAGATCGCACCGAGAGCCAGGGCGCACACCCCCAGGAAGCCGAAGACCACGATGGCGAGGGTGGCTGGACTGCTCGCGACCTTCAGCAGGACCTTGGCGAGGGCTTCCACGCTACTGCCTATCGACCCACTCGGCCAGGCGCTCGGGGAGGTTGACCTTGGTGCCGGTGACCTTGCCCTTCGAGTCGACCTTCCGGGTGCGGGTCCGACCGTCCGTGAGCACGATGGCGACGAATCCGTCAGCCGCAGACACCTGGGAGATCTGCTCGATGGGCACGCCCGACGCAAACACGCCAGCGATTGCGGCCGCTTCATCGGTTTGGAGGAAGGCGACGAGTGCCGCCTGATCGATCATCATCATCAGGCTACTCCAGCACGTTCCAGACCTTGACCCACAACTTCTCAGCGTTGACAGCTTCTCCGTTGTTCCCGGCCTTGCCGATGACTACTGCCGTCGTCGAAGGGGCGAGGTAGTTGGCTGTCGTCGCAGCCATGTTGAAGCCCAGCAGGGTGTTCGTGTCCTTCGCGGAAGCCCACGAGCCTCCGCTGAAGGCGGTCTGATAGTCGTCCGCGTCGGTCGAGTAGTAGACCTCAGCCTGGTTCGGGTTCAGCAACCGGAGCCCCAGCACGCGGGTCTTTGCCCCCGGCAGCGGCCCCGTCGAGTCGTTCGACAGAGCGTTGTTCTGTAGGCGGGTCGTCTCGACCTCTTCGACGCCGCCGTTATCGAACCCAGCCTTGATCAGGAGCGCGTCGGATCCTGCCTCACCGGGCAACGCGGTCGGGTCGCAGACACCGAACACGGCCTGCACGAAGCCAGCCGTGAAAGCGTCGTTGGCAAGCAAGAGCTGAAGGTCCACCACCTGCCGGCTGTCCACGTAAGCGGCCACGAGGTCGGAGATCAGGATGTGGACGTTGGGCCCGCGCGTCGAGCCGCTCGTCTCCCAGTGACGGGTGCCGCTGCTGGTCATTTGGAGCCCCGTCCCGTTGACCACCTGGAAGTCAGACGTGTACGCCATGTTGTCGGCGGTCCACGTCTTGGAGTCCAGCGTCACGTTCCCGTCGCCGCTGGCGTCGATGTCCAGCGAGGCGTGGGCGGTGAAGTCCAACTCGTACTCGCTGGCGGTCCAGCCGCCGCCGTCGCCGCCGCCCCAGAAGCAGCCTTCCAGACCGAGGGGCAGCACTACTCCGCCCCCTCCAGCCAGGACACCCACCAGATCGAGTTGGCCGTGAAGATCACGGCGGGGGCGATCAGTTGCCCCGCGAAGCTGATGGTCTGGCCGATGCCCGACTTCACGGTGTGGATGTCACCGCCAGCAACCCTGACGGTCGTGTCGCCACCGTTCGCATATACGTGGACCTCCAGCAACCGCGCGCCGACCGGCGGGTTCACCGTCTCTGCTCCGGACCCCGCCTCGTAGCCGTAGGTACCGACGATCCGCTTGAGGAGACGCAGGAGTAGATACTGCCATTTCACGGATGCACCTCCGGATGGCCCAACCCTACCATCACCCTCCGAGTGGTGCCACGCTCCTCTTCTTCCAGTCGGCCCAGCAATTCGGCGTCTCGTACACCCGGACGTGGACGACTTCGATGTTGTGCTGAGCCAACAACGCCTGCGAGGCACGCGCGATGAACGCGGCGAGATTCTCCGCCGTCGGCTCACCCAAATCTTCGGGCATCGGACAGGTCTTGTGCCCGGAACCGGAAAGGAACGACCCAACGGGGTCACCGATCTTGAAGATGTACCCATGGTCGAGGTGGTCGTCGATCCACTTGCCGACGATCTCCTTCAAGACCCCGTAGTCGATCACCCTACCCGCGAAGTCCAGCTTCGCCCCGGCCACCGTCACTTCGGCGGTGTAGCGGTGGCCGTGGACAGACCGGCACTTCGACTCGTGGCGGGTGACGCGATGTCCGGCGTCGAATCCGAATCGGCGGGTGCAGGTGATCACGACAGGCGCTTCAACAAGTTCCGGACGGCGACATCCAAGCCGCCATCTGGGCTGTCGATCCCGAGGGACAGGGCCTCGACAAGCTCGGTATAGGTGTCGTGCTTGATCCGGCCTCGGATGTGCCCGATGGTCACGGCTACCAGCGACTCGCTCGGGTCGGTGAGCGTGTCGACGAGTTCTTCGGCACGTTCGGCAGCAGCCGCTTCGACCTCGTTCTTGTCGACCTCGGACGATGCCGCCGCGTTCATCACGGTGACCTCCGGATCCGTCGCGTAGGAGACGAGGTCCTCCAAGATGTCCTCGTCGAAGCCGGACAGGAGAAGATCGAGGTCGGTCCCTTCGACGACTTCGCTCAACTGGCCGAGGTAGTCGGACAGCTTCGTGTAGTCCCAATCGCCGTCGGCGTTGTTGTCGCGGAGAGCGACGAGACGCGCCTTCTCCTCGGGACCGTTGAAAAACGTGACGGGGATGCCCGACGCAGCGGAGCCGTCGTCGTGAACGAGTGCGACCCCGTCCTTCACCGCTTCCGAGATGACGGAGAAGCGCTGGTTGCCGCCGATGATGACGGTCTGTCCGTCCGGCGTCTTCCAGGCGAGGAGGGCACGGAACAAGCCCAACTCGTCGAGGGAGCGACGAAGCTCACGCCGCTCACGCTCCGAGAGCGACTGCCGGGGGTTGTCGTCGAAGCCAACGGCCTCCTTGGGGTCGATGTAGGCGTCGGCCTTGCAGACGGTGATCTTGTTCATGGTGCTGTCTCACTGGTGCGGTCGTAGATGTTCTTCCTGATAGCCGCCGACGCGCGAAGGGAGATCATCCCGTTCTCGGCGATGACGACATAGAGGATCCGAAGCGGCCCCTGGATGGACGCGAGCCAGTCGGTACCCGGCAACCCGACAGCCAGGAGGTTGTCGCGGAGCCGCGTCTGGTAGTCGACGTCGGTGCGCTTTGCGGCGGCTTTGTCTTGGATCGCGTTGTACCCCGTGATGATCACGGCGGACGCTTCTGCTCGGGACATCCGGTTCCACCGGGACACGTTGATCCCGTAGCTCCGGAGGATGGGAAGCGCCCGATCGAGAGAAACGGTCGCGATGGTGTTGCCGATGCCCGTTTTCCGCTTGATGTGGTGGTACGGGTGTGGGAATCCGGGCGCTTTCTCGCGGGCACGCTCGTAGAGGGGCGCGAACCCGAAGCGGGGGAGGCCCGCCCAAGACGAGGAATCTGCTGTGAGCCACGCAAGCTCGGTGTCCATCAGCATCCGGATGCTGGTCATCGCGAACCCGTGGCAGCCCGCTCCGTAGTGGAACAAGATGCGGGAGCACGCCCGGTAGAAGTCGTGCTGCGGCTTCGCCCGCTCGACCGCCGCCCCTGAGTGGTTGTCCATGCCGAGGGTTCCGAGGCCGACATAGGGCCAGTCCTTCGCGTACTCCTCCAGCATCTTGAACCCGTGGATCGGCTGGTGAACCCACAGCGGGTAGGCCCGATCCCCGATCACACGGACGATGCGAGCGAAGTTGCGTCGCATCTGCGGGGTGTTCCCGACATCGAGGTTCACGACGACGTCGATGAGCCCCTCGTCGGCGAGCCGCTGCGCGCACGCAAGGTACCGGCTCAGGTCGACCTCCAGGCCACGTCGCCGAATGGTGAACGCTCCGGAGTCGAACATGATGAACTTGCAGAACTTCCGCATCTGCCGAAGCAGCTTCACGGCGTTCTTGTAGTCGTTGACGAACAGCGCGTAGCTGATCAAGCCAGCCGTGTCCGGGTCCGGCACCCTGACGGGGGACTCGACATCGTGAAGGATCTCGGTCCGGACGGAGTCGTGGTCGAAGGGATTACCCATCGTAGTTTCCCCAATCCTCCGGACCCTGGAAGACGAAGCCACGGCACTTGCCGCAGTCGACCTTCCCGCCGCCCTCGATGTCGACACAACAGAGCCCGAAGGAGCCGTCCCACAGGACGACCCGCCACGGCTTCCCGTCGGGGTAGCCGAGGTAGGAGCACCGACTGGAGCCGTCCTTTTCGACGAGCCCTTCGACGTGCCCCGCGTAGGACACAAGCTCTTTCTCGGGGGCATCGTCCGGCTTCCCGTCCTCTCCCGGCACCCAATGCTCGGTAGCGAGGAACCCATCGGGGATGTCGAACTCGCTGAGGCGGACCCCGAAGGGGTTGACGTGCAGCCGAAGCCACGCGAGCCCGAGGTCGAGGTACGCGTCCAGCTTCTCCTGCGTGAGCAGCTTGCCGTTGGTCGAGAACCCGACCCGCTTCCCACGTTCCGTCGCCATCCGGATGAAGTCGGGCAGGCGCTTGTGGAGCAGCGGCTCGGTGAAGTGGTGAAGGTGGAAGGACTCGTTCTCGACGACGTCGAGGACCACATCGAAGGTGTCCAGGGACATGAACCCCTTGGCCCGCTCGTGGTCCGGATGCGGGCAGTACGAGCACACGGCGTTGCAGTGGTTCGTGATGTCCACTTGGAACACGCGCACCTTTTCCCCGGATGCCCTGAGCGAGAAGACGTCCGTTGCCGGCATCGAGAAGTCAGGCACGAGCATCATCGGCGTAGTCCTTCGGACGTGTACGGAGCCCGGCGTGGATGGGGATCGTCGTGATGTCGAACGGGGTGCCGACCGAGATGTAGTCGCGCTTCTTGAATATGGACAAGTCCATCGTCGGTGCGCGGGCTACCAGCGTCAAAGGGGGCAAGGACGACCGGGCTTCCGTGAAGGGTACCACGTCCTCCCACAGCCGAGCGACGACGACCCGGAGAAGCGGGTAGTCGCCCATGAACGACCGGAGCCAGTCCCAATCGTCGAACCGGTCGGAGCAGAAGATCTGCTTGACGCGTCCTTCGTCGACCATGAACCGGAGGTCGCTGTCGTCTTCGGCCGAGTCGACGAAGCCGGTGAGGAACCCGTGGCCTGGGTGTTCAACTTCGTGCCCGAACCAGATGCCGCCACGCTCTCCGACTCCGGGGTGCTTCTCTTCGCTCAGCATCGCTGCGCCTTCTGGAGGTAGCGGAGCATCTGCGAGATCGCGCCCGTCCACCGCATCGAGTCGTACCGGTAGCCGACGGGGGCTTGCAGCCGCTCGATCACCATGCCGGCGACGAAGTCGAGATCGCGCTCGTCGGGGTAGCGCTCGTCGAGAGGGAACGTCTCGCGGTACGAGAGCCGATCGGGGACGACAGGGTAGCACCCCAGCATCGCCGCCTCGACCATCCCGATCCCGAAGTTCTCCGCGACCGCGAAGGAGACGGCGACGCGCGAGTCGGCGAGGAGATCGTAGTAGCGCGGCTTCGGAAAATCGTGCTCGCGTGTCTTGACCCACTCGATCTTCGGCCCACGCCACCGGGCTTCGACCCGGTCGCGAAGGGACGCGAAGAGATGCGGCTGCTTGTCGTCGTGGAGGCGATGCGGGAACACGACCCGGTAGGAACGCATCGACCACTGACGGGACCGCCACGTGAACTCCGGATGAACCGGCAAGCCGGTGACGGCGATCTTCTCCGCACTGGCCCTGCCCGATTCGACGATCACGCTCTTGTGGTACTCGGTCGCGACGAACGCAAGATCGAGCGCGGCGAAGTACCCTTGCTCGATTCCTTCGCACCACCGCTGCATGTTCACGCGGGACAGGAGGTCGTGGGTGTCCCACGACCCGGCGTGGAAGAAGCCGCCCATCTTGAACTTCAGCCCAGCGACATCCCGCATGTACGCGAGGGCCGTGACCGTCGGGGTCCACGCGTCGAGGAACAAGACGAGGTCGTCGTCGTCGACCGCGCCAGCTTGCAGAAGCTCGACAAGGCGCATGGTCTGCGACGCTTTGTAGAAGTGCGTGTCGTAGCAGTCGAGGAAGTCGCCAACCTCGATGTCGCTCGCCGTCCGATCGCCTTCGACTACTACTGGCTCGTACCCGAAGGACTGGACCTCTTCGGCGAACCACCGCCGCCATTGTCCCGTGTACCGGGCGTCGATCTCTTCGATCGGGACGAGAAAGACCTTCACGAGGCTACCTCTACGGTTGCGCCGTTCTCACCGTCCTCCCAGACGGATGCCGTCGCGGTCCATCCGGCCGGCAGAACTGGGAGGTTTTCGCCTTCCCGCCCGACCTCTTCCGGGTACGCGGGGAGGTCCAGATCGGGATCGTTTGCGGCGAACCTGATGGCGTGAGCAGCCAGGAGCATCGCCTGTTGCTCGCAGGACGCGCGCCCGAGATGGAGTCCCCACAACTCGGCGACGCCCTTGAGGTACCGCTGGAGCAGGATGAACTCGACGTCCCGATCTCCGTGGTCGACGGGAACGGTCACCTCCGCGTGGAAGGCATGGCGGTGCATCGACGAGAGGAACGCGACCTCTCGCGGGGCTTCGGGCCAGCAGTGGAGCCCCTCGTAGGCGAACCGGACGGTGACCGACTGGCGAACGACCCTCATCGGCAGCGGGCCATGTGATCCAACCACTCAGCCCGAGCCGACGACGACTCACGGAAGCGGCCATCGAACACGCACGTCGCCATCTTGACGCGCTTGTTGACGCCACGGCAAGCGACGCACAGGTGCTCGGCGATGATGCGGACTCCAACGGCAGACGGGTTGAGGTGCTCGGTGAGCGTGTCCGCGATCTGCTGGGTCATCCGTTCCTGCACCTGCAGACGCCGCGCGAACATGTCTACCAGCCGAGGGATCTTCGACAGGCCGACGACCCGTCCCGACTTCCCCGGCAGGTAGCCCACGTCGGCGACGCCGCCGAAGGGCAGGAGGTGATGCTCGCACGTCGACCAGAACGGGATCGCTCCTACGGCGACAAGCTGATCGTAGCCACCGACTTCGTCGAAGCCGTCCGCGCCGTCGGAGGTCTTCAAGACCTCCGCAGGGTCGAGCCGGTACCCGGCAGTCATCTGCGCCCACGCCTTCGCGTACCGCTTCGGGGTCGACGCGAGCCCTTCGCGCTCGACGTCCTCCCCGATCGCGGAGAGGAGCATGGAGGCAGCGCGAGTCGCGGCCTTGTGGTCGAAGTCGTTGATCACGGCAGTCCCAGCATCTTGTGCGTTTGGACCGACACCCTCCAGCCGAGGGACGCGGCAAGTTTCATGGTCATCGGCAGCGCGGCAGACCCGGTGTCCCCCCGGTCCATCGGCTGCAAGAAGCGGTGCTTGAAGTTCCACCCGGCCATCTCGTGGAGCGGCAGGGTCGTGGGGACGATGACCTTCAAGTCGTCGCCGTTCCGGACGACGATGTGCCCGATGGTCGCCGCATCCCCCATGAGGGGCTTCGGGCTCACGGTCACGTGATCGAGGGCGTCGAGGATGTCCGCCTCGACCGACCCGTTGGTTTCGATCGCGACCTCGCACTCCAGTGCGACGTGAAGCTCGTTCACGAACACTTCGCCGTGACGGCGGCGAAGCTGGAGCGCGGGTTCGCCACCCGTCAAGACGATGAGCGGGTTCCGCATCCCTTCGGCGAGAGCAACGACTTGCTCGACGGCGAGGCCGGGGTCCATGCGTTCGCCCCCGACGAAGTCGGTGTCGCACCACTTCGCGCACTCCCCGAACCCTTCCCGCTTCTCGGGGTTGCCCGACCACAGGTTGCATCCAGCAAGCCGGACGAAGATCGCGGGCGACCCGGCGCGTGAACCTTCGCCCTGGATGGTCCGGAAGATCTCTTTGACGCGGAGCCCCATCAGCCCACCAACCGGAGCGCCCACATGAGGGCCTCCGCGATCAAGATCGCGATGACGACCGTCGCGCCGATCTCGCCCAAGATCCGCTTCGGGACAACATGCTTGGTAGGCGGGATCATCAGGAGCGCCTGTTTGAACCGGCCACCGTCGTTGACGAGAAAGGTCGTCGCGACCTCCCACCCTTGGGTGAGCAGCGCTGCGAGCGCGGGGTCGTTGGCGGCAGACGCGAGGTCTTCGCCGTCGAGGTAGTAGATGGTCGGATGATGTTCCACGGGAGCCTCTCGGGCCTCGGGATGGAAGCTATCACGCGTCGAGGAAGCGCGTGATGTGCTTGACGATCTTGGCCGTCGGGGACTCCCCGTCATCGCAGACGTAGGGGGTCTGGTCGATGCGTGGACGATCGGGGTTGATCGCCTTCCGGATGAGCTTCTGGAGGTCCAGCGGCTTCGTGACGACGTCTTCGGGCGAAGCCAGGGTCGCAAACCCGCGCGATAGCAACTGCCATCGCTCTGTCGAGGGCCGCACGATGATGGTCGGGATGCCGGCCCACGCCGCCTCCTCGGAGAGTCCGCCGCTGTCGGTGATGACGACGTCGGGCTTGCGCGCCGACGACGAGAGGACGCGAACGACATCTCGGTAGGGGAAGGGTTCTTCGAACGACTGGTCTGAGAGCCACTTGCCAGGATCGCCGACCGAACGAAGTAAGGAAGGGTGAACCGGGATGCGGAGGTCCAGATCTGCTTCCGATACCGCGAAGGCGACGGCGGTGAGAAGCCGCGACGTCAAAGCCGGGTCCGCGAGTAGTTCGGTGCGGTGGAACGTCGCGAACGCCCACCGACCACCCGGCACCCACGCCGGAACGGCCCAAGACCGCCCATCCAAGCACCGTTCGTAGGCGTCGAAGGCGGTGTTGCCGGTGACGTAGATCTTCGACTTGACCTCGCCGAACTTCCGGAAGAACTCGGTGCGGAGCATCTCCGCTTCGAACTCGCCGGGGCAGAAGCACAACGCGCTCATGTGGTCCACGAGCTTCCGGATCTTCTCCTCGACTTGGTAGATGTCCCAAGAACGAAGCCCGGCTTCGACGTGAGCAACGGGAACGCCCATTCGCTCCCCGGCGAGTGCGCCTGCGAGGCAGGACGCAGTGTCGCCTTGCACGACAACGAGGTCCGGGTCGAACCGCGTCTCTTCGATGAAGTCCGAGATCCCGATCGCCGCCTCGGCATGGGCATCCCCGACCTTCGACGTCGGCCACTCCAAGATGTGGTCGAAGTCTGGAAACCCCTCCCACGCCTTGACGTTCAACATCGCTTCGTCGGTGTGCTGGCCGGTCGCGAGGAAGCAGACGTCGAACCGAGCGCGCAGGTTCCCTACCAGGGGTGCGAGCTTGATGAACTCGGGGCGGGTGCCCGCTACGACGAGGATTCTACCCATCGACCACCTTCCTCCAGTCGTAGGGCGGGAGCCCGGTCGCCGGGGCAACCGATGGGTCCAACCGGTACTCGTCGGTGCCGTCGTACTCGTGCGTGACGGCATTGAGGATCTTCGACCCGTCGCGGAACGAGATCCAGCCATGCGCGACCATCGGGGGCACGAGCACCAACTTCGGTGCGCGGGCGTCCAAGGTGAACTCCCGGTACTGATGCTGCGTGCGCGACAACGGTCGAAGGTCGCACAGCACGAGGCGAAGCCGGCCCGCGAGGCAAACAAACCTGTCTGTCTGGACCCGGTGCAGATGCCACCCCTTGATGACCCCCCGGTCCGTCTCAGAGACGTAGACTTGGTTGACGCCGTCGTCGGGTTCCGACTTCGGCCAGCGGTCGTTGCCGCGCAGCCGGAACGACCACGACCCCCGAAACAACTCGATCAGCGAGCCGCGATCGTCGACGTTGAGGTTGAGGGTCCGGACGTACACGCCCGGCATGTCTGGCTCGCCATCGAACCCAGGCATGTCCTCGACCCACGGCTCGGGAGCCTCGTTGAGCCGCGTCCAGCCGTCGCGGAGGTCATCCATCCTTCTTGAACGTCTCGTCTCGTTGTTCCAGCTTCCGGACGCCGTCCGGATGGAAGTTGTCGGCATGTTGCGGGTGCGCCTTCTGGACATGATGAAGGCGCTTGTCGGGACGCGAGCCCAGGACCACGACCTCGGTAGGGGAGAGCGCCGTGCGGAGCCCTTCCTCCCACCAGAACGGGATGATCCGGAGGCCGGGGTTCTCCTTCTTCGCGCGCTTCTCAGCTTGTCGATACCAGTCGACTTGGGCGCGCGTCATGTCGTGGATGGACATCACTTCGACCTGCGTCCCTTCGGGGATCGTGATCATCGTGTTGTCCTTCCACGACCGACAGAAGGTCATCGGCTTCCGGATCTGCGCCTTCACGATGCGGACCTCGCGAGGTCGAGGGCGCGGGCGACGACGTCGGAGTCGATCAGCCACACGCCGCTCGTTTCCTGGGTGCCGTCGGCGTAGGACTCACCGAGCGCGGTGATGATGTGCTCCAGGCGCGGCTTCACCGACCGGGTGGACGAGAGCATCTTGTACTGGTTGAGCACGTCGGCGATCGAGAGCCCGTCGGGTGCGCGGACCGACAGCGCCGTGTCGACGTCGTCCTTCCCGATATCGTGCAACTCACCATCGATGTCGACGATGGAGTAGGACTTGATGTCCTCGGTCGTCGAGTCGACAACGACCTCCGAGACGATGCCCGTCATCCCCTCCTTCGTCGTGATGAGGTCGCCTTCGGACGCGACGACCGACAGGGTCTTGTCCGCCCCGAAGGGGAGGTTGGCCTGCATCGACTCCAGATCGAGGGACACCTCTTCGCCGAGAGCCGTCCACATCCCGGCGAACTCCTCCGCGCTGACGCGGTGAACCCGGAACTTCGTGGTCAGCACGAGAGCGCTCTTGATGCGCTTGATGCTGTTGGCGACGAAGGTGATCCCGACGTTGTCGAGGACGACTTTGCCTTCGCACGACAAGGTCGCCATCGCGGACGCGTAGGGGTTGCCGTCGCGGAGGGTGATCTTCTCGGACTCCGCGTTGAAGACCGCGAGCGTGCCGGGGAGGACCTTGTCGACGGTTGCCGCATCCTCTTCGGAGTCGATGTCGAACGACATCTCCACGTCCCACATCACGGAGTGCGTCTCCGCACCCGCGTCGCGCTTGCCGCTGATCTTGGTGATGACGCCGACACCAGTGGTCGGCATGAAAGCGAGGTCGATCATTTGGGCTCCCGGTCCCAAGAGGTTGCCTGCGACTTATACCCCGGCCGATCCAGATTCGTTGCCGTCCACCATGAGAGAGGCTTTCCGGCCTTCCGCGCCGGCAGGCGTTTCCTCCCACGAGTCACCGTACATGCAGGAGCCGGGGTCGAAGGCGAGGATGGTCGACGACCCCGCCTCCCCGAACTCGGACCGGACCTTGTCGAAGTAGACGCGGGACCGTGGGTAGGGATCCTTCTTCGACGGCTTGACCTTCGCAACCACGAGCCCAACGTGGCAATCCTGCTCGATCGCGGACGACCCTTTGAGGTTCTTGATCGTTACCCGCTGCTGCTCGGCAACATGGCCCCGGTTCGGATGGCAGATCAAGCAGATCGTCATCTCGTCGCCGACGCCGACCGTTGAGAGGTTCCGAACGATCTCGCCGATCTCACGGCGCTCGTCCTGACACTTCGGGTCGATCATGAACCCGAGGTGGTCGAGGAGAGCCCAGCGCACCCCCATCCGACGACGAGCGTAGCGGACGATGTCGATCACTTCGGAGGCTTTCATCCCGCCGTGATGGTCGACGATGTGGATCGGGAGATCGGACAACTCTGTGAACGCTTGCGCCCGCTCCTCGCGGGTGACGGTCGTGAAGTCCCTTCCGAGCTTCAACCGAAGGAGCTTCTGCGTGACCCCTACCGGGGATTGTTCGAAACATGTGATGAGCACGGGGATTCCACGGAGCGCCTGCTCGTAGGCGAACCAGACGGCGAGGGTCGTCTTTCCGCAACCGGTGTCCCCCGTGAGAACCGTCAACCCCGGACGCCACCCACCGAGGCAGCGATCGATCCCGCGCGACCCGGTGACCCGCCCGCGCAAGAGGTCCGGATTGTCGATCAACTGCTCGATGCGGGTGCTGAACACCCCGGCCTTGACCAGCCCAGCTTTCAATGCGGGCCTAGCGTTCTCGATCGCGGAATCGATCAGTTCTTGCCCGATCCCTTGCGCGAGGCACTCCCCGGCGTCGTTGGCAGGCAAGACCGCGACCGCCGCCCGGTAGGTGCCGAGTTTCTCGCAGACTTCCGACGCCCCCTTGCGCCCGGCGTCGTCGTCGTCGTAGAGGAAGATGAACGAGAGGTAGGGCTCCAGAATGTCGAGCCACTTCTCGTCCCACGTACCGGCCCCCGCTGTCCCGCTGACGACGTTCTCCCGGTAGCCGTAGTCCCACATCGCCATGACGTCGAACTCCCCTTCGACAGGGATCACCGGCTCCCCGAAGTCGGGTGAGAGTCGGTCGATGCCGAAGAGGGTGGTCGGGCGACCCGGCGACCGACAGTAGAACTTCCGCACCTCGCCGTTGGAGCAGCGCTTGCACCCCCCGGCATCACACCACCCGCACGGGCCGGGCACCGATCGAAACTTGATGTTGACGGCTTTGCCAGACCTGTCGCGAACCGGGATGCTGATGTACTCCGCGTACACTTTGCCGCCCGACCAACGGCACGGACGACCCTGTGTGTCCTTTCCGACGAGAAGGACACCCAGCCCAAACTCCTCGATGCAGGAGGTCGACATCTTCCGAACGCTCGTCAGGTAGTCGTAGGCGTGCTTCCCTCGCTCCGTCGTGAGAGCCATCCTGCAGTCGTCGGCGAGCGAATCGGACCACGAGAACACCGACTGCTTCGTCGGCTTCGACGACTTCGTCGGCTTCGGGTCGAGGCGAATGACGTCGTCGACACGCCGGACGCGCTTGTTGAGCGTGACCGTCGCGCTCCCGTCGCGCGGGCGACAAAACCCGGCACCAGCGAGGGCCTTGCGGACTTCGTCGCGCTCGTCGTCGGAGAGGTCCGAGCAGCGCTTGCTGTAGAGGTGGTAGGCGACGAAGTCGACCGCATCGCCCTTCGCGTCGCACTTGAAGCACGCCCATCCGAGATCGCGGAAGCCGACCGGTCCGCGCGAGTCGGACCCGCCACGCTGCTCCGCGTTGCAGTGCGGACACGGGGTGATGGACTGACCCCTGCGCCGCTTGAACGGACCGATGGCCTGAGCGACCGGGCCGACACCCGCTCGCTTTGCTTCTGAGATCCACTTCATGTCTTTCGGTTCCTGTACTGCGCGAGAGGTCCGGGCCGGTACCCGGTGCCGTCTCCGTCGTCTTCGGTCCGCTTCTGCTCCCACTCGACAACGAGTTGGAGCCGGGAAGCGAGCTTCTTGAGCTGCATCAGATTGTCGAGCCCGAGGTAGGTCCGGCGTTGCCGATTACCTCCCCTCCAGTACTTGGCGGCGGCTTCATCGGCCTCGTAGGCAAACCGGACAAGGCCGACCAGTTGCTCCGGAGTCGCTTCCCCGAGCGCGGCTTTGATGACCGCCTGGGAACCGCGCCCGAGTTTGGTTGTGCCCTTCTGGTACTTCGCCCATGCGTCGAAGACGCGCTTGACGTCCCGGTTCGCGATGCCGGGGCCAGCCCGCTTCTTCCCGAAGGTGCGGGGAGAAGCTGCTTCCATCTCCTTCCGGGTCGCCGGTCGATGGAGTCGCTTCCGGAGGGCTTCCATGACTACCCCCGGAGGGGGTGCCGGGAGGGCGATGTCCCGCTCGGGCTTTAGCTTACCGGCTCGGGGCTGGTGAAGCGGGAGCTTCGGAACCCACGCATACCCGACATCGTCGGCCGAATAGTAGGCGACGAGGCCTTCCCTCGACAACTCCCACAGCGCAGAGTCTTGCTCAGTCTGCGTGAACCCTGGACAGGGCGTCACGGGCGCGATGCCGTCGGCGTCGGCGCTCGCGATCAGCCAGAGGAACAAGAGGCGAGCCCCGGAGGGGACGGAGAGGACTCTCTCGTCCTTCCAGAACTCGCCCCTGATGACGCGATCTGCGGGCATGATCGGCCTAGAACGGGATGTCTTCGTGGCCCTCGTTGGTGACCGGCTTGGGGGCCGGCTTGCCGGAACCGCCGCCGGAACCGCCGCCGGACTGCCACTCGGCGAAGCGAGCGTGCCGGTCTTCGGCTTCCACGAGCATGTCCTGCCATGCCGGATGCGCGTCGGGATCGCCGGCCCACGGCGCGTACTTCTTCGGGTCGAAGTACGTCTTGCCGTTGTACTCGCGGGAACCGACGGTCACGCGGACGGGGCGCTTGGCGATGATGCCGCGCACCGTCCCCTCGTCGTAGGCGTCGAAGGGCGACGTGTGCCCGACGGCGCGGGCGAAGGCGCGCAAGCGCCAGACCGCCTTCTCCGTCAGCCAGAACGTCTCCATGCAGTCCGCACCGACGTCGTCGGAGCCCTCGACTTCGTCGATCATGCAGGTGAACCTGACCTTGATGACGTCCCGCAAGCCGTTCTTCGTGTTGATCTCGGCGTAGTCGACGCCGGTCGCCCACATCACCTTGTCGCCCTCGGTGCTGCACCAGCCGGACCGTTCTTCGGCCTCCGGGTCGACGTTGAGACTCTTCCTCGTCATTCTGACCTCCTTCTATCCAGGGTCGTTTACTATTACCCCGCCGCCTCGACGGTCGTGGCTTCGGGCTTCGGGTTCGCGTTGTTCTGGACCGACTCGACCCACGCAGCGGGCTCGGGGTCTTCGATCGGGCGAAGGGGCTGCGTGGGCTTGCAGATGTGGCGCGTGTTCGACTGGAACATCACCTTGTGCAAGATGAGCGGCTGGTCATCGCCTTCCTTCTTCGCCCGGTTCTTGACGGTGTACGTGTACCCGACGGCCGAGAAGTAGCCGGGCATCTCCTTGCTGATCGAGCCCTCCATCAGCGGCCCGATGAACCGGGCACCCGTCTCTTCGTCCTTGTCGACGTCGGCGTGGCACGTCGCGAAGACGTGGTAGGGCATGTCGCGGAGCCGCTGCAGGACCTTCCGCATCCGGTCCTTCAAGGTGCCGAAGTCCTTCATCGTGAAGTTGGCTTCGGCGTTCCCTTTCCGAGCGAGGATGTCCTCCTTGACGATCTTCTGGAGTTCGTCGAGCGTGTCGATGCACACCGACTCCACGCCCGCCTCCGCGAGCGTCCCGTCGATCGCCGCCTTGAAGAAGTCCATCACGACGGAGAGCTTCGTCCGGCCCTCCTTCATCGCGACCTCCCACACGCGCACGACCTTCGCCGACGGGTTCTCCTTCGCTGCCGCGAGGACCGTCGTGAGCCCTTGCGGCTCCAGCAGGAGGATCGCGGGGTTCGGGGCCTTGGTGATCAGGTGCGTCTTGCCCGACCCCGAATCCCCGTAGGCCAGCACCTTCAAGAACACCTGATCACGCGTCATGTCCGTGACCGTTTCCAACATCAGTCCCACAGCGAAAACTCCTTCTTCTGAGGGGGTAGAGGATCCTTGCTCACCCACCGGAGGCCCGGACGGATGATGAACTGCGAACGCGCCTCGGGGCTGTCCTGCAAGCAGAGGCTCGTGTAGGCGCATCCGTAGCCGGGGCCACGGCACAGCGGTGTGCGTGGATACCCGTGCTCCGTCACCGCGCTCCGATGAAGCCGCCGGTACAGGGATGCAAGCCGCTTCGCGTCGGCGAACAACTCGCGCTTGTACTGCTCGATCTGGTCCGGGCCGATCGTCGTCCACTCGGTCACGTAGAGGGACGGGTCCACGAACATCTGGAGGTGATCGCGGAAGTCGCGGAAGTCAGCCGCGCCCATATGTGGGTTCGCGGCGAAGAACGCATCCCACCGCCACGTCGGGATCGTCTGACGCTTGTCGGTGCTGATCTTCCCGCTCTTGAGGACTCTCGGGTCGTTGTGCATCTTCGACGACACGAGATCGTAGACGAACCCGCCGAACCCGCGAGCGTGTTCGAAGTAGCCGGTCTTCGCGACGTGATCGAGCACGTAGGCGTACCCGGACACTTGGGTGTCCAGTGCGAGATCGCGGGCGTAGTTGCCGGCGCTCTTGGTGAACTTGTGCTCGTAGAACCAGAGGGTGCCGTTTCCTCGGTGCATCACCACCGCGTCCAGCTTGGCGATCTGGTACCAAGGCAACATCACGTTGGTGATGTCGCACGCCAGATCGGTCGCCCGCGCGAGCCGCCAACCCTCGGGCTCTCGCACGACGGGCACCAGCGACTTGTAGACCTTCCCGGTCGTGGGAGAGATCACGGGTGCGGCGATGCGACACTCGGGCTGGAGGATGCGGAACATCGCGGGCGGCGCGGTGCCGTAGAATCGGAGGTAGCCGGACAGGCAGCGGTACAACCGCTCCCCCTCCTTGATCGCCGCGACCAAAGCCTCTTGGCCGTCACCGGACTGGAGGGCGTCGAGTTCCAGGGTGTCGCGAATCCTCGCGACCGGACCTTTCTCGGTCCCGTGGCACCACGGGCAATCGTCGTGGTCGCCTGCCGGCCCCCAAATGCAGTCGGTAAGGCCGACGATGGGAAAGTCGGCATCGGTTGCCGCCCACCATGCGAACACTTCTTCTAGAACGTCGTGGCCGTGCTGCCCGAAGGATTGCGCGGGGGACGAGCCGGTGTCGTACCCGTACCCGTACCCCCAAAGCCAGCGACGGTCGCACCACGATGTGCGGCGCTCCGAATTGGACAACACCATCGCCCGATCGGGAAGCCCGATGACCCCGCCTTCATAGCGGGGCACCTCAATACCAGTTGGCCGCACTCCTTCTCCCAGTCTGACCAGTAGTACCCCGTCGGTCGGGAACCCGTGGCTCGCTTCTACAGGGTAACGGCGACCCTGGACAGTTCCTGTCCGGGGAACATCTCCAGGGCCTTGTTGAGCGGAACAGGGCCGACGGGGGAGGCGTTGAGCGCCTTCCGGTACGCCGACATGCGGGTCCGGGCGTGCTTGGCAAAGACTACCCCGCCATCGGCGAGGTCGAAGAGGATCGGCGGACGACCAGAAGGCCGCATGAGCCGGCCGACACGCTGGAGCGTGCCTCGGTCGGCTTTGCCAGGGATGGCGTTGATGAGGCAATCGAGCGCAGGAACGTCCAACCCCTCGTCGGCAAGCTGAGTCGCCACGAGCACCTGTAGCTCTCCGCTCCGGAGATCCGCGATCTTCCCGCGACGCTCCCCGACACCGGACTGGCCCGATACCGCCTCGACGTTCACCCCGTGTCGGCGCAGAAGGTCGCGAATCTTGTACGCCCCGTTGACGCGCGGAACGAGGATCAGCGTCGACCGCTGGTCCTTCGCCGCTGCGAGCCCGAGGTTCAAGATCACCCCGTTGCGGGCGTGCGAATGGGCAGCAGCCGACACGGCTCGCACCCACTGGAACCGGAACCGGTCACCGTCCCAAGTCCAGTGCTGGTTGCCTTCCTCGCCGAAGTCTGGAGGAGTCTTGTGACTCCACGAGGACTCGACCACGACGATGTCCGGCCGGACGAGGAAGCCGTCGTCGACTAGCTCATCGGGCGTGACCGTGTGGACGCGCGGGCCGATCAGGTAGTCGATCATGAACTCCAGCCCATCGGAGCGGCTCGGAGTTGCGGTGAGCCCGAAGCGGTACCGAGCCGGGCACCGCTCGGTGAGCGACTTCCACGAAGGCGCGGCGACCCGGTGACACTCGTCGAAGACGATGACGCCGCACGATTCCAGAGCACGCTCGCCACCCGTAGACCGGTGGAACGATTGCGGCGTGCCGACGGCGACGTCTCCGGGGCGCATCGGGCGCTTCACGAAGCCGGGCTTGACCGGGTTCATCCCGTGTTGCGCGAGAGTGTTGAACCACTGGTCGACGATGTCTTTCGTCGGGCCAACCACGCAGGCCGACTCCCCGGTCGACTCGATCGCGGCGCTGCCGATGAAGGTCTTTCCGCCGCCGCACGGGATGACGACGTAGCCCTGCACCGCCTGCACGAGTCGCTCGACGGCTTCACGCTGGTACGCACGGAGGCCGTCCATCGGCTCGCCGGGGTCAACGCTCTTGTGCTTCGTGACGCACGATTCCCACGTGATCGGACGCTTCGCGAGCCGCGCCGCTTCCCGTACCAGCGGGAGCGCGCCGCGCGGAACGACGGCACCGTCTTCCTCGTACAGCTTGATCTTCTTCGGGACGCCCCACGTGGGGAGGCCCCGCGCGGTCCGGTTGCGGTAGTCCGGGTTGTCGAACGTGAGGACCGCGCGCATCCGATCGATGACGTTGGGCGGCGCTCCCACGAGTCGAAGGGAGCTGCCGACGATGACCTTCATGTCGGTTCCCTGGAAGGGGGGGCTCCTGGCGACGCATGGATCAACGAAGACCCGTTTTGGAAGAAGAAGGAGAGCCGCCAGGAGCCCTTCTCAACCCCTTTATACCCCGCCCGATCAGGGAGCGTGGATTCTTTCCCTCCCGGCCCGTTTCGGGTATAAGAACGAGCGACCCCCGACGTTGACGCGCCGGGGGCCGATGCCGACCATCACTTGAACCCGCAGGCCGACGCCCCATGATTACCCGCAACAGCGCGACAGGGCAAGCCACGTGAGGCCCGTCGTCGTTGCGGCACTCGGGTTTGCGCCCCCTGGAGGGGCAGAAGTCCTCGACGTGATGCGGCGCGACGATTCGACGGGGAGAGCGGCACGCGTACTCGTCTGGTCGCTCGCGCAGAAGGAACAGCGTGTCGGCGGGGAGCGGTTCTACCGCGAGATGTGCCGCTCCTACCTCCGCAAAGTCGCAGTCGGGTTGAGCGACTACGCGACGCGACGGGCATGGGCGGCAGTCGGCTCCATCCTCGGGTGGACCGAAGTAGACTGGCGGGGCGCAAAGTCGGCGGGAGCGAAGCTCAGGCAGATCGCGTTCAAGACCGCCAGATGGGGGAAGCATCTCCTTCTCCCCGAAGCCGCGCTCCAAGGTGTTCGTTGGGCTCTCGCTCACGCAGACGTCGAAGGGCTGCTCGCCGGGCTGTTCAAGAAGCCTACCGATGCAGGCGACTGGAAAAAGGTCAACGGGAAGACGCCTCGGGCACCGTCGCCCGCGAGCGGGACCAGGGGGAAGACGACGGCGGTCATCTGTCCCTTCCACGACGACCGCCACCCCTCGCTCATCCTCTTCGCCAACTACGGAGGGGAGTCGGGCGGGGGCTGGTGTGCCGCGTGCGGTGTACGTGTAGCGGCACGATTTGCCGGCGGGATTGAAGTCCGGGCAACGACCCCTTCCGGATTCCGTCTGCATCGGGATCCCCGACCGGTTCAACCGCAATATAGAACCCGGAGGGCCGGCCAGATCGAGCCGGGCCGACGTGAGGCCGTGACCGGAGGGGTCTTGGGGGACGGTCTACAAGGAAGCAGACTACGAGGAACCCTCTATGAGGTACTTCGGAGAGCCGAACGCCGGGCCGACTGGCCCTCCGAACAGCGAAAGGCGTGGGCCGCGTCCGCTTACGTAGCCCTCGGGCGCGCCACCGACCGGCAGGCGCTGCCGGACCGGCTCTATGCAGTCTCCGACATGGTCGCGTGCGCGTGGTCCCCGCTCCCGAACGGGGGGCAACGCCCTACATCGTGGAAAGCCGTCGCGCAGCGCAGGATCGTGTTCGACTTCGATGACTTCGATGACATCCAGGGGGACTACGCGGAGGCGATGATGCGCGTCCTTCGGCGCGACCCCTGGCTCGCCGGACCCGCTGCCGTCGTGCAGACCTCCTGGGAAGGCATCCAAGTCGTCGCCGATCTCGCGGACCCGGAAGGCGACCCGGAAGCGTTCTTTGCCGACGAGGAAGTCATCGGCTGGTACCAGTCTCTCGCTCAGAGGCTCATGCGTGCGGCCCACCGATCAGGCTGCAAGGGCGGAAAGGTCGATCTGAGCGCAGCAGCGGCAGGGCGCTGGGCTCGCCGACCGGGTTGGAGGATGAAGGACGGGATCCCCGTTCGTGCGCGCCTCGTAGCCATCTCGTCCAGCGAAAAAAGTTCTCGCGTACAGGAAAAAACTGGTAGCGAGTAACGGGGATCGGGGTACTATTCTTGTGAGGCGAGGGGACGACCCCCGAACCCCGAAACGGAAGAAGAAGGAGAATCCGATGACGACGCGCAACAAGATCATGAGCGATCTGAATCAGGGCCTCGGCGCGCTGGTGTGGTGGGACCTCGGCGATACGCTGACGACCCCGGACGACATGCGCCACATCCTCCAGACGGAGGGGATCACGGACATCAAGGTCCCCGACATCGACCCCATCCAGGGCGCGAAGACCGCCGCCCGCGAGTGGACGCAAGGTCGCGGCAACGCCGACCGCTACCGCGCGGACGTGTCGTACCTGGAAGCCGGTCGCGAGATCGAAGTCGGCATCCTCAAGCTGACGCAGGTGACCGACAAGGAGGTCGCCTGGAAGCAGGTGGACTCCTGCACCTTCAAGGTCGATACGGGCATGTGGTCCTCGACCAACCCCGCTTCCCGCGAAGTCCAGAGCTTCCTGCGCCGCGCCATCACCCGGCAGACGTACCTCGACCACTCTTGGGTCCGGCCGCACCTCGTGCAGGGCCTCCTCAAGAAGGCCGCGTCCTTCCGCCTGCGCCGTCGCGGTGGGATGGAGTTCGTGCCGATGAACAACATCGCCGAGGTGGAACGCCTCCAGAACGTCGTCGAGCGCCTCGGCAACAGCGAGTTCAACATCGGGATCATGGCGGACACCGAAGGGGCGCGCAAGAGCGTCGGCAAGGCCGCACACTCGTCCGTGATGGACGACGTCGAGTCCCTCATCGAGACGCTGGAAGCGTGGGAGGGCGGCGACCGCAAGCCCCGCGCGTCCTCGCTGAAGAACACCATCGAGGAGTTCCAGTCCCTCCGGAGCCGGGCGTCCCTCTACAAGTCCACCTTCGAAGTGACCATCGACGATCTCAACGACGCCATCGCGGTGGCCGAGGCCCGCGCCCTCGCGCTGGTCAAGGCCGCGTAGCGGGGAGGTCGTGCAGGGAGGGGGATTCCCCTCCCGCTACGGTTGAAGTCCGTAGGGCCGCGCGAAGCGGTCGGCGCTACCCCGAATGGAAGAAGAAGGAGCGAACATGGCCCTGCATTGGAGCATCGAAGACGTCGAGGACTACGACGCGCACTGCCGCGTTCCGGCCTACGACGACGACGGGAACATCAAGACGTGCCCGGAGACGGGCGAGGAGCTGACGACGCTCTCGCCGATCACGCAGACGCTCATCTGGGCCACGATGACCCTCGGGATGCGCGGCATCACCAAGAAGAACGTCGACGACGTCTACAAGCGCTACCGGCTCGCTCACGCCCTCGGCTGTATCGGCGGGATCATGGAGCGCAACGCGAGCGGGAAGTGGGACGACCGCCGCCTGACCTACAACGAGATCCGCAACCACATCGGGCTCCAGACGAACGCCGCGCCGCTCACGTGGTCGGCCTTCCACAAGCGGATGACCGAGCGCTTCTACGAAGACGTCGAGAACTACAGCATCGCCCCGATGAAGCTCTAGTCACGATTCCCCGGCGACCGGGGTAACGGGGAAAAGGAAGAAGGAGAACCCGATGGAAAAGAACCCCCTCGGCCCGCGCCAGACGGACACCCTCGTGGTCCGGTTCCTGGCCCAAGAACCGACGTTGTCCAACGCCGAACTTCTGGTCCTCCTCCAGCGAGAGGTGGACGCCAACTTCCCGACGTTCGCCGCCCCGAAGTCGCTGTCCCGTGCAGCGGCAGACGCACGAGCCGTTCTCGGCATCGTCGCGACCGAGCGCGGTCTCGGAGAGGACCGGATCGTCTACATGCACATCGACCAGTACAAGGCGGGGTGCCGGGCGCGGCAGATCAAGCCAAAGGTCCCCAAGAACGTCCGTGACCCGAAGCTCCTCCCCGAGAAGAAGCCGAAGACCTCACGCCCGACCTACGACCCCGTCGTGGGGATCGAGTCCGCGCTCCGAGCGGTCAAGCGGCACATGCTCGCCGACGACATCGAGTCGATCACGATCTGCGCCGATGGAACTGTCCGCATGACCAAGCTGGTCAAGCAGACGACGACGGTGACGCTGTGAACAAGACGGCACTCCGCTTTCTCCGACTCCAGTCGGTGTTCCAAGAGCAGCGGGACACCGAGCCGCATCGACCGGAAGGCACCGATCTGATCATCGGACTCGGAGAGGACCTCCGTCCGCTTGTCGACCTCGTCGCCAAGTCGTGCCTCGTCGAGTTTCCAGCGTCCTACTACGCGCAGATCCACCACGAAGCCGACGTCTACACGACCGAAGTCATCGCCGGGATGAAGTGGCACGGGGACCCCAACCTCAACCTGATCCCCGAAGGGGAGCACATCCAGCATGTCGAGATGATCGAGGCGGCAGGACGAGGGATCCCCTTTCCCGACTTCCCCCCCTTCCCGCACACGATGTTCATGTTCGACACGCTGGTCGAGTTCACGGCGGACCAATGTCTCTTCTACGGGCAGGCGCTCGCGTCCGCCGTGAAGATGCACAAGGCTCGCGCGTGGCTCGTCGGGTACTACGTCGGGCAGTACGACAAGAAGGCAGCGGTGTTCTTCCTGCTCCAGCGGCCGGACGGGGTGACCGGCTACACGTTCTCATGGGTCCACAACGAAGACCTCGGTGGGTGGGTGGAGCCGTACTCGCTTGACTGCTGGAAGCTGAACATCATGTGCGAGATGCTCCGCGAGTTCCGGGCGACGCTCTACCAACGTCCCCTCCGGACCTTCGGCTTCAAGCGCGCTTTGAAGAAGGCGGGCCACCGCCTCCCGAAGACGCCTCCGCACTTCTACGAGGTCGAGATCCGCAACACGGTGTCTGTCCAGACGGACTCCCGAACCGAGATGCGCCGCATCACCCCGGCGTCGCACCAATACGACGTCCGGAACCATGAGCGGGTGTACGTCCGGCGCGGACGGGGGCCGCTGGACCCGTCCGAACGGGCGATCCTGACGGAGCCTCGCGCCGTCTCTGGCGAAGCCTACCGGCTCTACGACGACCAGACGCCCCTGACTATGGCCGACCACCACCGGCTTCGGTCGCGTGGAATCGCTCCCCCCGAGCCCGGCGAGTGGTTGGCCGTCATGTCCGTCGTCATCGACGCGCACCGGCGCGGCCCCAAGTCCGCGCCTTACATTCCCTCGGTCCACATCGTGCGGAGCTAGCATGAAGCGACGTCTCCGGTTCACCCCGTCGACCGACTACGCGAGGAAGGTCATCGCCTTCTTCGGGGACGAGGAAGGACGGATCTGTGAGCAGGGAAATGCAACGTTTCTCGTGATCCAAACGAGGTACGATCTCGCCCGCTTCCGCCTTCCCCTTCGGGAAGAGGTCTTGCAGAGCGAGATGGAGTTCATGCTGATGCCGAAAGGGTCGGGAGTCGACCGGATCACGCGGCTGGAATGGTGCGACGAAATCTTCGCGTGGGCAACATCAGGAGGAGAAGAATGACCCCGCACGAGAGGTCCGTGATTCACGGACGCGGCATCCAAGAGTGGCGTACATGTCCGGACTTGTACGCGCGTCTCGATCTGGAGTTCGACTTCCTGCTCGATGTCTGCGCGACCGAAGAGAACGCCCTCGCCGACGACTTCTTTACGCGGGAGAACTCCTGCCTCGACCAGCCGTGGATCGCGTACCCGGAAGGGAACCACGCTCTCACCGCCTTCATGAACCCGCCCTACGGGAACAAGGAGGTTGAGTGCAAGCCCGGCTGCAAGAAGCTCCACAAGCGCCGGGACGGTGAGCACGTTGCCGCTGGAGACGGGTTCCCCGGCGTCGAAGCCTTCATCCATCGAGCATGGTGGGCGTCACAAGCTTGGGGCTGGACGGTCGCGTGTCTCCTGTTCTCCAACACCGACACGCGGTGGTGGCACGACTACGTCCCGCTGGCCGACGAGGTCCGACTGTGGCCGGGTCGAGTCCGCTTCCTCTTGCCGGACGGCACCCCACCCAACGCAGGGGCTCCGAAAGGCTCGTGCTTGGTCATTTTCCGGCCACATGTAGGCCCCACCGGCCATCGAGGAGGCCCCCGGTTCGTCCACGGCCCGATGCCTGGACGCCCCCCAAAAAAGTAGGCAGATTTCGAGACTTTTCGGGTAGGAACCAGTAACGGACGGGGTATTATTCTGGTGGACAGAAGAACGGAGAGCCAGATGACCCACCAGATGCCCCTCGACCGACTGCTCGCTATCGAAGCGGAGTTGAACGCCTGCTTCTACGAGCGCGCGAGCGAGATCCGCTCGCTGCTCGTCGCCATCAGCGCGGAGGAGCACGTCCTCCTGCTCGGCCCTCCGGGTACGGGCAAGAGCGCGCTCGCCAAGGCGTTCTCCGACGCCCTCGGCGTGAGCAACTTCTTCCAGGTGCTGATGACGCGCTTCTCGACCCCGGAAGAGGTGTTCGGTCCGCTGTCGCTCTCCAAGCTGGAGGAGGACAAGTTCGTCCGCGTGACCGACCGCTACCTCCCCGCCGCCGAGTTCGCGTTCCTCGACGAGGTGTTCAAGGCCAACGGCCCCATCCTCAACGCGATGCTGACGGTCCTCAACGAGCGCGAGTTCGACAACGATGGTCGGGTCGACTGCCCCCTGCAGATGGCGATCGGCTGCTCCAACGAGACGCCGCCGTCGAACGAGGACATCTCCCTGGACGCGCTCTACGACCGCTTCGTCCTGCGCCACTGGGTGTCGTACATCAAGGACCGTGACGCGCTCATGTCCCTCGGCCGCTCGTCCGGCAAGCTGGGCACGTCCACCGTCTTGCAGCCGGGCGACCTCGACGCGATCCGCGATGACGTCGCGAAGGTCGACATGCCCGACTCGGTGCTGGAGGCGATCCTCGACATCATGGACGACCTCCGACGCAACCACGGCATCGAGATCAGCGACCGGCGCTTCTTGAAGCTGATCAAGCTGACCCGCGCCAACGCGTACCTCAACGGGCGCAACACGGCGAGCAAGCACGACCTCATGGTCCTCGCCAACGCGATGTGGGACGAGCCCGAGGATGCGGGGACCGTCAACGGCGTCGTCGCGTCGCACGTGAGTGCCGCGCTGGAGCAGGCCCTCAAGCTGATGGACGCGGCTACCGAGATCTACTCGGCCCTGGACCTCCAGTCGGTCGAGGCCTCCGACGCGCCCCGGCTCGCCGACGCCAACGACCAGTTGGAGCAGGTGCTCCGACAATTGTCCGGCTTGACCGACAAGGACCTCACCGCCGACGTCGTATCGAAGGTGACCCGGATGAAGAAGAGCACCGCCCGCGCCGCCCGCCGCTGCCTCTCCATCGGGATGTCGGTGTTCTAGCCGACCGAAGACGACAAGAAGCAACTGACCCACGCGATCATCGCGATTTTGAAGAAGGAGAAGGGACATGGAACGCCGTGAGATGACCCAGGAGCAGTACGAGAGCCTCATCGAGAAGTTCTCGGGGCTCGGTGGCGACCGGGAAGCCGAGACGACCCTCTGCTTCAACAAGCAAGACGAGCACGACGGCTACATCTCGTTCTGGTCGAACCGTGGCCGGGACGTGGCGCGGACGCTGAAGCGCATCAGGCCAAAGGACATCCTGTGGTGGCAGGCCCACGGGGGCGGGCTCTTCTTGAAGATCAAGCTGAGCGCCGTGCGCGGACCGTGGTCCATCACGAAGGTCACGGCGGGGAAGGACTGATGGAGGACCGTGCGCCGACGATCGGAGAGACGATCGAAGCGATGACCCCCGGCACCGCCTTCGGGTTCTCCATCGCGATGTTCCCGATCGAGTTGAGCTTTGCCCTCTGGCGAGCGTTCGCGGTCTGGAAGGCGTGGACGTGGCTCGCCGAGCCGGCGGGTGCCCCGAACATCGCCTTTGGTGTCTTCTTCGGGCTCTACTACGTCCTAAGCGTCATGCTCACCGGGACTGCCGACACCCTCGCTACGGAAAGACTGACATTCAGCGCATGGATCAGTCACCGACTGGCGTCACCGTTGATGGTCCTCATCACGGCGGCTTTGATCGAGTGGATGGTCTACTGAAAAAAAGTCGAGAAGAACCCCGTTGTCGACGTAGACCTATAACGGGGTTCGCGGTACTATTCGGAGGAAGGAAGGAGAATCCGATGCGCCCGAAGCGACAGAAGCGCCACAACTACGCCACCGGCCGGGTCAAGGCCCAAGCGTTCACGGCAACCCGCTGGCAGCGATTCCTCTACGAGCAGCGCGTGGAGATCCCCAACTCGGAGATCCAGAAGGCGCGCAACAAGCTCGGACGTCGCCTCGCTGACGTCGGGATGCACGACGGGAAGGTGCGGGACTGCCGGAACGAGGCCGACCTGTTCGCGGGCGAGGTCTACTCCCGCCTCTACGATTCCCCCGAAGCCCTCACGAGCGCGACCGTCGAATGGGCGGGCGTCGCCCACGACGCGCTGGAAACGACGACCGAGTTCAAGTCCCTGTCCGAGCAGGTCGACGGCGACCCCGACATGGCCGCCATCGCTACCGCGAAGATCGTGGACAAGGTGTCGGACATGGCCGAGAAGCTGGCGAATGGGATGCCGGACAACTCTCCGGTCGACATCGAAGACGTCGCCCGTTCCGCGATGCGTCAGGCGTGTCGCGAAGCGACGGGGGACGTCGCCGAGGCCATTGGCCTCCTCGGCGGGCTCGCGCCGGGCCTCGCTGCCGCGCCTCCCGCGCACGAGCAGCACGACCCTCGCCGGATGCGCCTCGCGCAGATGCTCATCGACAACGAGGAGCTTCGGAACATCCTTCGCTTGGTCGGTAAGTTCACGCGCATCGCCACGTCGACCCGCAAGAAGCGCGGCGACAACGTTCGCGAGGAGGTCGTCGACATCGAGCGCGGGAACGACCTCGCGCGGGCGCTCCCGGTGGAGTTGGCGAAGCTCCGACACCCCAAGCTCCGGACCCTGTTCTTCAAGAACTACATCGAGCGGTCCCTCGTCCAGTACCAGTTGGGCGGCAAGGAGCCCGTCGGTCGCGGCGCGATGGTCTGCCTCCTCGACGAGTCCGGTTCCATGCACGGCGAGCCGTCGCAGTGGGCGCGGGCCGTCGGCATCGCCATGACCCTCATCGGGAACAAGGAGAACCGGGCCGTGACGGTGATGGGATTCGATACCCGCGTCAAGACGGCCTTCCGCCTCGACGAAAAGGGCCGGGCGTGGTCGATGAACCCGCACACGCTGGAGGTCAAGTCGGAGATCGGCGACGTCACCGACATGATCCTCGCGATCTCGGAGCAGGGGTGCGGCGGGGGCACGTCCTTCGACGGTCCCGTCACCGCCGCGATCGACTTCACGCAGATGCCGGGAGGCGATGCCGACGCCGACTTCGTGCTCGTCACCGACGGGCACGCGTCCCTGAGCGACCACGTCGCCGAGCGTATCCAAACCCTCCGCGAAGAGAAGGGGCTCCGGGTCTTCGGCATCACGATCAACGGCGGCGAGGTGACCCGCGCCGTCAAGCGCCTCTGCGACGAGACGACCGACATCGCCATGCACGGCATCGATTCCGTCGGAGCGACCCTCCCGTGAGTTGCTTGCTGTGCAAGGGGAAGAACGCGTGAACCGTCGCGACCGTCACCTCCTGATGCTCGTCTCGGAGCTTTCGGACCTCCGCGAGTGGGAGCCGGTCGGCTCGCGCATGGAAGCGGTCAAGCTCCAGATCGCGCATATCGAAGGGCTCACCGACGACGAAGCCCGACGCATCGAAGTGATGGCCGTGAACTGGCGACGCATCCACCCCTCCGTCCGGGCGTTCTACGCCGTTTGGGCGAAGCGAGACACAACCGTCTCTGTCGCCCTCTGGCGCGTCCTCAACGTCGGGGCGACCCAGACCCCGCCCCCGCCCCTGGACGGCTGGCAGAGGGGCGCTCTGCGCCGTCTCTGGACCGAAACCTACGGGTGTCCCTGCCCGTTCGACCTCTACCCCGTTGACCGTTAGTAACGGTCGGGGTACAATACGTGAAACCCGTTCCCCCTGGAAGAAGAAGGAGAACCGCATGACCCCGAACGAGGCCGCCTGGGCCTTCGTGCTCAAGCACGCCGAGTACATCGATGCGCTCGTGAAGAAGATGACCCGCCACACCTCCCTGGATGCCGAAGATGTCCGGCAGGACGTGATCGAGAAGGTAGTCAAGTGCCACGCCGGCTTCGACCCCAGCAAGTCCAAGTCCACCTCGTGGATCTGGATGGTCGCGTCGAGCGTCGTGAAGAACAGCTACCGCTACAACTCGCGGCACCACCGGGAGGAAGCGGTCGACGCCGACAACATCATCAACCTCCAGACGTGCGTGCCGAAGATCGAGACGCGGATCCTCGCGCGGCAGATCATCGGACTCGCGACCCCGGCGCAAGCCGAGGCGGCGATGTCGAAGGCGTCCGGTGAGTCGATCCCCGAGTACCGATCCGCCCACGGTGGTGCCGACTGCATGCGGCGGCACCACATCATCAAGCTGCGCTCCCGCGCGGCGAAGGAGACGCGATGAAGTTCATCATGGACACCACAGTCAAGGGGTCGCGGTTCCCGTCGACCGAGATCTTCCACGAGCTTCGCGCCCGATGGCAGAAGAAGTACAGCGGGAACAACTCCCGCTTCGCGGAGTTCTGCGGCGTGCAGCCACAGCGGACGTCCAACTACTGCAACGGCAGCGGCAAGAACAACCCGCCTCTCTGGATGATCATGATGGTCGCCGCGTCGGTCGACGCGAAGATCGAGATCCGGCCGGACGCCGTCGAGATCCTCGACGCGTGACCAGTCGCGCGCGACGTGGCGAGGCGTGGGAAAACCTCCTCGATGCGGTCCACGACCGCTACATCGGGGAGAACCGCGCGTGGGTCGTCCGAACGCCGCCCCGCTTCCGCGTCATCAAGCGGACGAAGGGAGGTCAGTTCATCGGCGTTTACCAGAAGCAGGACGGCGGACCACCCGACTACACCGCGTTCTCACGTGGGCTCTGCTTCGGGTTCGACGCGAAGGACTGCGCCGGGGATCGGTGGCCGCTGTCGAACCTCAAAGACCACCAAGCCAAGGCGTTCAACCTGCTCAACCTCCACGGCGGGATGGCGTTCATCCTCCTGCGCTTCCGGGGCGATGGGTATCTCGTCCCCTGGACGGACTGGTCAGGGACACCCATCGAGCACACTTTGGCGTTCCGCTGGCATCGGTGGAAGAACAAGCTGCCGGGGGCTGCCGCCTCCCTCTCGGCCCGAGACCTTAGGAGCCACGCGCACAAGTTCGTCGCGCCCGACTTCGACTGGCTCGCGGTCGCGATGCGGGCGAGGCTCAGGCTGGACTGACGACGCGGTCTGCGCGCTCTCGCTTCCGCTCCGCACGACGGCGCAGCCTGCGCGCCCGCTTCGGCTTCTCGACCGCGAAGTCGTCTGCCTTCGCTTCCAGTTCGTCGGCGCGAGCCGTCAGCTTCTCGGCGCGCTCGGCGCGCTCGACATCGTCGAAGGTCGCGATGTCCCGAAGCCACGCCCCAACCGCACGCCCCACCGGCTCCAACTGGAGGAGGGCTCGGTTCCAGAACTCGTCGTCGATCGCTTCCAGCGCGCCGCCGATCGGCCCGCCGGGCAGAACGTTGAAGTTCCACATCGCGTCGAGGGCATCGGACATGCCTTCGCGGGCGGCGTCCTTGGCTTCGTCGAGGATGTCGACGACAGCCTCGGCGACCTCTTCGTCCTCCGTCTCGCCGGACAACACGTCGGCGAACAACTCGGCCAGCGCGAAGCGCAGATTCTCGTCGATCGACGCGAGGAGATCTTGTAGGACCGATTGGGCCTTAGTCTTGTCGACACCTTCTTTCAGATCGAACACACGACCTCCAGAAAGGCGATCCTACACTACTGCGCC